GGCCGCCACGGCGTCCTGCATGAACGTCAGGCCGACCAGCTGGCCGCGGCTGATGATGCGCTCGATCTGGGGCATGGATCCCTCCTGTGGCGCCGAGGGCGGGTTGCCCCGCCCCGGCTATTCCTGAACCTACAGGCTGATGTTGTAGAGGACGTCGGCCGCCTCGATGCCCGAGGCCGCGCCCGTGGGCGAGAAGCGGGCGAAGCCCATGCGCAGGCTGTAGACGATGCGGGTCTGGTCGGTGGCGGGGAGCCGCTCCGACTCGAGCCGCACGCGGCGCCGCCAGCCGGCCTTGAAGCCGCGCCGGTTGAAGGCCACCACCTGGCCCTTGGTGTTGTTGCTGCCCGTGGTGGACAGCTTGCCGTCCGCCTCGGTCTTGCTCATCGCGATCGAGGCGATGACCGGGTGGCCGAGGACGCCGGCGACCATGCCGGTGAAGATGGTGGCGCGCGGGCCGAACTTGTCGAGCGTGGTCACCTCGTCCAGCAGGGCGATCTTGTCGGCCGTCTCCGGGTCGGAGATGTAGACCAGATCGTCCGGGTTGGTCGGGTGGCCCCAGTCCACGAAGCGCGCCGTGTCGATCATGCGGCCGCGCTGCGCGTTCAGCGCCGCGAGGGTGATCGGGCCGGCCAGCGACAGGCTGTTGCCGGTGTTGTCCACCAGGCCGGCGTGGCGGATGCCGTCGAACGCCAGGTAGTGCTTGGTGTCTGCCGGATCCGCGTCGTCCAGGTTGATGTTGCCGGTGCCTGCGTTGGTGTCGTCACCGTTGAGTACCAGCGAGTCCGAGTAGTGCGCCAGCGAGAGCTGGGCCTGGCGGCGCAGGAACGGGATGAAGGGGATGATGGAGTCCTCCTCCATCTCGCCGCTCCACATCTGGTGGACCACGAACTTCTTCGCCGAGACGCTCACGCGCTGGCTGCCGGTCTTCACCGTCGAGTAGTTCGAGCTGTTGTTGGCCGTGCTCTCGCCGACGAACAGCAGCTCGGGGATGTCCACCTCGACCGGGATGTACGCGGTCGGGTCGGTCATCTCGAAGGTGTCGATCAGGGCGAACACGCGCGACTCGTTGCGCGCCGCGCTCCACAGGTCGCCGACGTACTGCGCGCCGACGAGCTGCGAGCCGTAGCCGCTCTCGGCGGTGTCCATGGCGCGCACCAGGCGGGCGTAGAGGTCGGTGTCCTGCCAGGAGCCGCCGCGCTTCAGCGTCACGCGGTCGCGCAGGCTGAGCTCGCGGCGCGGCACGCGCGGGAACATCCCGTCGATCGCGCGCTGGTCGATCTTGCGGATCTCCTCCTGCGAGAGGTACAGCGCCTCGCTGGTGCTCTCGAAGGTGCGGGTGAGCTCCTCGCTCGGCCCGGCGTACGCCGCGCCGTCGTGGCCCTTCCGCTGGCCCTTGAGCGACGTCTGCACGTCGTAGAGCCACTCGATGTCGGCCTCCTCCAGACCCCAGCGGGCGTACTTGGAGCCCACCAGCTGCTCGTCGGCCTTGCCGCCGAAGCGCATCTTGCGGGCGAGGTCCGGGTCCGCCTCGAACGCCTCGCGCACCACCTGGATGATGCGCTCCTTGGACAGCTTGGCCTGCTGATCGGCCTCCATGGCCTCGATGCGCTGGGCAACGTCGGCCAGGACCTGATCCGTGTTGGGCGTGGTCACTTCTTCCCCTCCAGAATGTCGCGGAGCCTGAGCAGCGCGTCAGACGGCTGCTCGGGCTGCGGGTCGGTCGCCGGGGGCTCCGGCTCAGCGACGGGGGCCGGCTCCGCCAGCAGCACGTCCAGCGCCTCGCGCAGCCGCGCGAGGTCGGCGCGCAGCCCGCCGGGGAGCGGCCCGGTGGCGGCGCGGGTGGCCTGGTGCGTGCGGAACAGCTCGCCGCACAGCTCCGCCTCGCCCTCGAGGAATAGCCCGGCCAGAGCCTCGGTATCGAGCGCCGCCAGGTAGTCTGGCGCAAGGCGCTCCGGCGGCTCACGGCCCGCGTCCTCGTAGGCGCGGCTGAGGGTATGCCAGGTGGAGCGCCACGCGCGGACCGGGCGCTCCGTTGGGTACAGGTAGAGGGCCACCATATCGGCGGCCAGCTGCGGCCAGTCGGCCTCGCTGTCGGCCCGCTCGGCGGCGCGCGTGCGCGCCATCAGGGCGTCCGGGTCGGCCGGCACCGGGACGGCGCTCACCTCCAGCAGCTCGGCCTTGGTGATGCGCGGCGCGCCCAGCGCGCCCTTGGGCGGCTCGATGGCCACGATGTCCCAGCCGACCGACACGGCGTTCAGGAAGCCGCCGCGGTACTTGGACTCGACCTTGCGCGCGAACTCGTCGCCCTGGTCGAAGACCACGTCCAGCAGCAGCTCACCGTCGCGCACGATCACGTCGGTCGCCTTGCCGATGGCGGGCTCGCTGTAGCGGTGCGCCCAGAGGAACACCGGGTTCTTGCGGTAGTTCTCCAGCTGCCAGCCGTCGGCCGCGATGATGAGCCCGTCGCGCGCCACGTTCTCGGTGGACGCCACGAAGCGGATCGGCGTGCCGGGGGCGGCATCGGCGGCGCGCTCGCAGTAGGCGCGGATGAACGTCGGCGGCATGGGCTGCTCCTTGGCTCTGAAACAACAAAAGAGCGCCAGGCCCGGCGGTATCAGCCGGATCCTGGCGCTCAAGGCGCTCTGGCGTTCTGTTGTGGCCCTCAGTATAGCACACGCGTCAACGGGTGCTGGACGTCCTACGCGGGGCTGTAGCGCGCTCGGCGGGCGGCAACGTGCCGCGCCGCACGTCGCCGCCGCGCCCCACAGTCTCTACCTCTCGCGTCTGCGGGTTATAGCGGCACACCAGCTTCAGCGTGCGCGGGTCACGCACCTCGATGAACGGCTGCGACGTCGGGGTGCTCATCTCACTCCACCCCCAGCGCGATGGCCACGCGCCGGCGCAGCACGATCGCATCGCCGCCCCGCTCCAGCGCGCGGAGCGTCTCGTAGGCACGCGTCATCTCCTCGTAGGCCAGCCGCTGCGCCGTGGCCTCGTCCGCGCCCGCCTCGCGCAGCGCCACGCGCGCCTCGCGCACCCAGCGCGCGTAGGGGAAGGGCGCCGCCTCGCTGCCCTGCATCGCCGCCGTGGCGGAAGCGGCCAGCCGCTTCCGCACCTCCGCGAGCGCGCGGCTCACCTCCGGTGGGGGCTGATCCGCCGGCATCGGCATGTCGTTCGGGTGATCGGCGGGCGGGTCCTGCGCCGGCGCCACCAGCTGGGGCGGAGGGGGCGGCGGCTCCACCATCGGCAGCGGCGGCAGGCCCACGGCCTTGAGCACGGCGGCCGGCTCGAAGTCCAGGCCGATCAGCTTCACGGCCGCGTCCACCTTGTCCACCAGGCCGGCGATGTCGCCGCCCGGAAGCGCCTCCAGGCCCTGGTCCGCGCGCCACTCGTTCGGCGTCATGGCGCCGGTCTCGATCTGGCTGCGCGTGCGGCCCCACTTCGCGTCCTCGCCCTCCTGCAGCGCGTCGATGTGGTCGGTGTCGAAGGCGAGGTGGTCGCCCGGCTGGGCCGGGAACATCGGCAGCAGGCGCTCGGTGAGCTCGTCGGCGATGAACCGCGCCTCGGGGATGATGGCGTGCTCCCACACGGCCTTCATAGCCGCCTGGCTGTTCTCGTAGGTGCGCTGGCCGCCGATCAGATCCAGCGGCACGCGGTAGATGCGCGCGATCTCCTCCAGCGTGTAGGCCAGGCCGCCGAGGAAGTCCATGTCCCGCGGCGTCGTGCCGCCCTGCCAGATCTCGTACTGGTTGCGTAGGAAGGCCCAGCGGTGAGCCTTGTCCGCGCCCTTCAGGCGGCGGTCGAAGTAGGCGTTGAGTTCGTTCGCCTGGTCCTCGGTCAGCTCGCGCAGGGAGCCGTCGGCGCGCGGCATCACGATCCCGCCGGGGCTCATGCCGTTGCGGAACATCTGGGCGTTGGAGCGCATGCCGGCGGTGCGGTAGTCGGCCGAGTCGCGGGCGGCCAGCAGCGGGGCGAGCGGCGCGTACTCGTCGAGCGCGTTCGGGTAGCGGAACCAGATCACCTCCTCCGGCAGGAAGGGAATCGGCTCAGCGCCGGTCTCCGGCTCGTACAGGAAGCCGCGCACGTAGGTGTTCGGGTCGGGCAGCACGCTCACCCGGTCGGGCCGGCCGTAGTAGATCTCGGTCGGCTCGCCGCGCCCCGTCGGTCCGCGCTCGAGGAACCAGAAGCCCTCGCCCCACGTGCCGAGCGCCTGCTCAGTCACCTCCACGAGCCGGCCGAAGGTCCACCATGGGTTGACGCTCCGCAGCAGGTCCACGAGCGGGCCGCGCTTCACCGCCACACGGTCGCCGCGGTCGCCTCCGGCGCCGGTGCGCTCGCGGGTGCGGTAGACCGTGAGCGGCAGGCTGGAGAGCAGCTGCGCCCGCAGCGTGATGCAGGTGTAGACGGCAGAGTTGGTGGCCAGGTAGTCGCCAAGCGCGGCCGGCGCGAAGCGCTCCTTATCGGCGCCGTAGGCCATCTCGCTGGGGTCCACGATGCCCGAGCCGAGGACGAAGCCGCGGCGGCGGGCGAGGGTCAGCAGGGCGCGGTCCAGTAGGTTCATCGTCTCCCTCTCAGTAGGCCAGCGGGCCGGTGGTGCGCGGCAGCACCGCGCGGGCGCGGGCCGCCCCCATGCTCAGCGTCACCGCGGCGTCGATCTTCTTGGCCCTCGTGCGCTTCACGATGCGCACCTGGCGCCCGTCGGCGCTGGCCTTCGCGTTCGCGTTGTCGAGATGCTCGCGGAGTGTTGTGTGCGTGCCGTCGTGGGCGATGGTGCGCGCCGTGATCTCGTCGCGGAGCGCCTTGTCCGCTTCCAGGCGGTCGCCGGCCTGGCTGAAGGGCTGCAGCGGCGCGGTGATGGGCTTCGCCGCGTCGGTCAGGCGGCGTGTCATCTGGCCGAGCAGGAAGCGGTCGTAGGCCAGCTCGCGCACCGCGTACGTCGCCACCAGGTCGCGGATGTCGCGCTCGATCGTCTCGAAGTTCAGCACCGTCCCGTCGCCCTCCGGCACGTAGACGCGCGAGTAGCGCACCGCCAGCCGGTTCGGGTCGCGCGGGTGCCGGCTCACGATCACGGTCGCAAACGTGTCCGAGCTCTCGCCGGCGTCCACCGCCAGCACGCACGGCGTGTGCCGGTCGAGCGGCGGCAGCGTGGTGTCGAGGCAGGCGTCCCACAGGCCGATGCTGGCGAGGTAGCGCCCCGCCTGCGCCACGCTCTGGTGCTGGCACTCGGAGAGGAACGCGTCCAGCCCCCATTTCTGCACGAAGCGCTGGCAGTCCTCCAGGCTCTGGCCCGCCCAGGTCGCCGTGCCGGTGATGATGGCGCCGGTCCCGCTGCCGTGGACCTCCAGGTCCGTCACGGCCGGGTGCGGCCCACTGATGACCGCGCCGCCCAGGAAGTCCGCCCGACCGTCCAGCACCTGCGCCATCAGGCTGTCGTCGTGCACCAGGTTCTGGATGAACAGGATCGCCGCGTCGTGGGTCAGGGCCGGCAGGATCTTGCGGGTGAGTGTCCTGGCCTTCTTCGCCGTGATGGCCTCGCTGTCCTCGCTGCCGTCCACGTCGTCGATGATCAGGAAGTCCGGCCGCATGTCCTCCAGCTTGATGCCGCGCGCCGCGGTGTCGAGGCCGAGCGCGTCCACGGTGAAGCCGCTCGCCGTGCGCAGGCGGTTGCGCCGCCAGCCCTTGCTCGCGCCGAACTTGCCCACGAGGCGGTCGGCCAGCTGCGGGTAGTGCCGCGCCACCGCGTCGGACTCCAGCAGGCTGCCGATGTTGCCCACGTGGTCGTCGGCCTGCTCCTGCGTCTCACCCAGGTACAGCCCGTAGCGCCGCGCGCCCTTCGCCCCCCAGCGCACCGTGATGAGCTCGGCGTTCGTAGACTTCGCCCCGCCGCGCCCCCAGCACGCGACGAACGGGTCCACGCTGACGCCCAGCTGGACACTATCGGCCCAGCCCCACAGCACCGCGTGCCGCTCCGCGAACGGGTGCGCCACGTAGCTGGGGAACAGCGCCCGCAGCCAGCCCTCCCAGTCAGTCGGCGGGCGGGTCGTCGCCTTTGGGCTGGGCGAGGAGCTCAAGCGTTGCCCGGGCAGTGCTATCGAGCCAGCCCCCCAGGACCGCAATGCCCTCTGCAGATTGTCGGCTGAGCCACTCGTCACGAGTTGCGTGCTCCGCTAGTTTTTGGGTCGCCGTCAGCTTGGCGATCAGGTTCTCGTACACCAGCGCCACAACGCGCGCCTGCTGCTCCTGCAGCGAGTAGGTGGCGCTCGCCTGCACCGCGGGTGCGGGTGCACCGGATGCAGCGGGTGCATCGGGTGCATGCACCACGGGTGCACCCGGCTGCATATCGAGCCGGCGCTTCCAGCTCTTGACGGTCTCGCGCGGCAGCTGGTAGCGCTCGGCCACCACGGCCGGCTGCTCGCCGGTCATCAGGTCCGCGAGCGCCGCGGCCTTCACCTCCGGCCGCACGGTGCTCGCGGGCATCTACGAAACCCCCAGCAGGCGCGCCAGCAGCACCAGATCGGGCTCCCGCTCGGTGTAGGTGCACATGCTTGCGCGCCACCAGAACTTCGTGCCGTCCGCCTCGCGGATGCACACCTGCGGGCCGTCGCAGTAGGCGATCACCTCGCCCTCACCGTAGTGGTCACCCGGTAGGCTTCGCGCGACGGCGTGCTTGCCAAGGAGGTCAAAGCCCCGTCGGTCCATCAACTCACCCCCGCCAGCGGCTGGATCTCGAAGCGCAGCACGTCCTTCCCCGGCAGGTTCGAGCCCGCCGAGCTGCTGTACGTGTACTCCACGAGCAGCTCGCGCTTGTTGTCGGAGTCGGCGAGCAGCGCCAGGTCCGCCCCGCTCAGCACGATGGTCACGCTGGTGCTGGGCGTGACGCTGACCTGGGAGCGGCTGTTGACCACCGTGCCGGCGCGGTTGGTGAGCGTCCACGTCATGGCCGAGGGGGACACGGCCGCGCCGCTCTCGTCCTTCGGGGCCACGGTCACGACCAGCACGCCCTCCTCGAGCGGCTGGTCGTCCGTGGCGGTGATGGTCGTCGGCATCGGCCCGCTCCTAGTTCATCGTGATGGCGAACGACGTCGGGATGGTCACGGTGTCGCCGTTCCCCGGCGTCTGCGAGGTCGTGCTCACGAACC